CATCGTTTAATGTATTACCATGTCCATTTGCAGAAAAATCATTTGCTGATTGAACTGTTGCACCACCTTGTGTTCCTGGTCCTCCTCTTGTAGAGCTACTCATAGTTAAACCAGGAGCTACCAATGGTGATTTTTTAATAACCGTAATTCTTTCTTCTGATAAACCTGTTGTAGCAGTATTAAAGTCTGAAGTTTGAGTTTTCCAATAATTAACATCAACTTGTTTAGGTTCGTTTAAATTATCTGTAAAATATAATATACTATCTAAAACATTAACACCTGTAATTAAATTATTAACATTAAAGTTTAAAACATTACCTGTATCTACTATTACAGCGGCAGTAGCCGAAGTAACTACATCATATTCAGCTATAATATCTTTTGCTGCCGAAGTTATAAACCAATATATTTTGTTTTCTTTCGTATCTTTAACGCTACCTATACAAGTTGCATTAAATAAGCTAATACTATCTTTTTGAGTGTTACCTAAAATATTTTTTAATGCACCAACATCACTACCCTCTGAATAGTCAACATCTATATTAAGTGCATCTCTATATTCACCATTAGGAATTAATCTTTCATCAAGGTCTTTATTCATTTTACCTTTTAAGAAAGCGTTTTTAATTTCAGGCATACTTTAGTGTTTTATTTGCTTGGATTTGTTTCTCATTACTTGCGCTAACTCATGTGGTTTAATATTAGATAACCTAAGTTTAGCGGTTCTCATTGCAGCAAACTTTTCTTTTTTAAATCTCATTACTAGATATTCAGGAAAATTAGTTCTAGTACTAGCTACTGCGTGTATTATGTATTTATATATAGCGTCTTCCGCTAATTTATGTATTTGCATTTCGTCATCAGTGCCTAAGCCATCTGATATATATTTTATAGTTACAACGGTACTAACTAAATCAGCACTAAAGTTTATAATACCGTTTGCTTCGTCTATTAAATAGGTTCCGTTCTTTTGCGTTAACTCAGGTATTAAACCAAATCTTCCACCAAACTCTGTAATTCTTTCACGTAATCTATCAATATCAAAGTCATCATCATTTTGAATTAAACCTGTTAATCTTACTTGATCTGCATCTCTAAATCTTTTTGAAATTTCAGGTGAACCACTTAATACAGAGTCATTATTGTCATATAAATATCTATATTCGTCGTCTTGTAATATTGATTGATGAGGGTTTGATGTAAATCTTGCAGGTATTAAAGGATGCTCAACACCTATACTATCCACTCTAGAAATTTGTACATAGTTTACAAAATCTTTAGGCATTACTATTGATAATGTATCAGGAACTTCAACTTCTTGAATTTTTTCAACTCTTGATATATCATAAGCAAATTCTTGAATACCACGCTTAGCATGATAAACCACATCAGTTCTTTTTATTCTCGGTATTATTTTATCTTGCCCTACATAAGACATCATAAAATTATTTATAATATCTTTTAATTTTATATACCTATAGTTACCTGCATTACTTTTATGTAATACTATTTCAACTTTATCATCAGCTGTTCTTCCCGATGTAAAAATAACTTTACCAGCATTAACGCCAGTACTTGAATATCCATATATATCATCATCAACTTCTACGTCATTAACATATACAAGAAAATCTGCTTTAAGCGCAGGCAAAGGATTAAACGTAAGTAAAAACTCTGTCTGGTTAGATGTAGCCGTAAACTTTTGACTATTTTTATAATATTGATAATCAGTTTGTTTTATTAGTCCCATTTATTATGATTTTTCTTGTTGAGCATTTTTAACATCTTCTCCACTTCCAATACTATATAAAGAATTATCTCTTAATATAATACCAGCTAATGCTAATATTTTTATTACAAGTTCTGTTTCTTCGGATTCATGTAAAGGAAAGTCGATCGAATTAGCAGCATCGTATAATCCTGTAGTTGAATTAGCAGCCCACGAAACTTCGGTAGGTATGCTTATATAATTACAAGTTACAGCACTTGTTTTTTGTTCAATGTCTCCATTTAAATCAGAGCCATATACTTTGACTCCTGCATTATCCTTAATATATATAGGAAAATCGTTTGTTGGTGTTGCTAATTTTGATTGTGTTATATAGATATAATCCTTTTGAGATATGGATTCAGCTTCTGCACCATTAAATACTATAGAGCCTAATCTATATAAATCAGCGGGTAAGTCTGTTCCGCTTGTTACAGTTTGATTTGTTTTTTCAAATAAACTTATTTTTTCATCTAATATAGCGAGCATATCAGAATATTCACTATGATTACCTGGTAGTCTATTAAACTGATTATAGTCATAAAAATACTGCTCAAATATATCTAATTGAGCTTGGTTTGCAAGATAGTTAAATTCCTGAGGTGTAATGTAACCTCGTTGTTCTTTATTTGTAATAGCTAATACTCTTTGGTATACTGTATTTACGTCTACACTCATTATATTTTTATTATAGGTTAAGAGCCCGCAACCGCAGGCCCTTACCTACAATTGCTTACTTTAATTTCTTTTCAACTGTTTGATACACTTCAACACCTTCATCGGTTTTAAAGTATGCCGCTAAAGCTGAATAAGGATTTTCATCAAATGGAACTGTTATAAGTTTTCTATCATTTGAACCCCACATAAATGTTCTATTGTCATTAGAAAGTTTAATAATACCCATTTCTACGGCTTTTATACCAACATTTCTAATATTTATGTTTTCGTCATTCGCTAATTCTAAGAACAATTGTGGATTAGATCTAGCAAATAATAATAAATCTCTTTTAAGCTCCTTAGAAGTCATCTGAGATACCTTATTTCCTTGTTCTGATCTCAATATTGCTTCTGCGTGATCAATATCAATTTTTTGTGCTAAATTTAAAGCTTCTATTTCTAAATTTAAATAATCAATATCAGTTTCTGCAACTTTTACAGGATCATTTTCTTTAAATTTTAATCCATTATCTGGATGTATCGCTAAAAATTTTTGCAATACTTGTTTTTCTTTAGGTACGAAAAGCATACCATCTCTAAAAATAATATGACTTAATCTTTCTGGGCCTTTCATTTCATCTTTAAATATTGTTTTTTGATTTTCACAATACTTAATTTCTCTTTCATATCCAAGCTCTTCGTCAAACCAAAGTAAACCTCTAGTTTTTAAAACATATGTTATAGGCGATTCACCTATTGTTAATTCATACAATTTATCTTGTATTTGTGGTTTAACCACTTTTTTTGGTGGGGCAACCACTACGGGTTCCTCAACAGCCACCTCTGCTATTTTCTTTTTTGCCATAATATAATAAAATAAAAATTAATAAAGGCATTGGGTGCCGAAGCACCCGTTACCTTTAATTAGTATTAAGAATCAAATCTGATAAAGTTGTTAGCAGCTTGTACTACTAAACATCTTTCTGATAGATAGTGAACTTCCATCTTATCATCACCAGTTGTAGATGCACCACCTACTGAACCAGTAATCCAAGACTTCATTTTTCTATCATCAGCTTCAGAAGCTCTATATCTAACGTGTAAGAATGGTCTTCTTACATTTTTGCCTAGTTGCTGATCATATACTGAAGATGTACCTGCAGGTATTAAAAGACCTTCTAAGCCACCTACTAAACCTCTTGTAGATTTATCATTAAGATATTTCCAGTCAGTTTTATAGAAGTCATAAGAACCTCTTCTAAATCCAGTGAATCCTAAATTCAACGCCATATCTTCAGAGTTTTCAAATACACCAAAAGATAGACCACCTGTAACGTGCGCGTTTAAGCCCGCAAGCAAGTCGTCGATATATAAGTTAGCGTCTCTATTTAAGAATAACATGTTCTCTTCAATAGATCCTTGTTTGTCTAATTCTTTTAATAATAAGTCAAACTCGGCTAATTGATCTGGAGCAGTTGTACTAGCGTCAAATTGATTTGATGCTACAATACCTCTTGCTCCAATAGCAGCTAAAAGACCTTCAGAACCGTCAGGTACGCCAGCGCTAACTGAACCTACAGCTTTTTCAGCTTCAACCATAGACATTTCTAAATAATCTTCGTATCTTACTCTTGTATCACCTTCTGCTTTTAAGTACCATAAATAACCGCTTTGTCCAGATTCTCCAGAAACTTCGATCCAGCCGATTTGAGCTGTGTCAGAACCAGAAACTTCGTAGTGATCTTTTATAATCATTGGTTTGTTTGTAAAAGATTTGAAGTTAGGCTCAACAGCGTCAGTCATGCTTGCAGATCCTTTTCCAAATTCAGAACCATAAACAAAGAACTTAATTGATTGATTAGTACCAGATATACCAGATAGGTTATCCAAGTTTGTACCACCGTAAGGTTTAATTTTTAATGTGTTAGTTGCAACTTCAACACCTTCTGTTACGAAAGCTTTGAATACTACACCTTGTACCACACCTACTACAGTAGCACCTTTTCTTACAGCGTGAGCTTCTGTTGCACCAGAGTCAATACCTGTAATTGATGTAATGATACCGTTTGTTACATTAACGGAACCATTATATGCTAGGTGTAATCTACCTTGCTCAGACCAAATAACTTGATCAGAAGCCATAGGCATTTCAGCACCTACCATTCTTAAGAAAGAAGCTACGGTTCTATTACCGTATCTTTCAACTTCTTGCTCGTATAATTCAGGTAAATACTGTTGTGCCCAGTTTACTCCACCTGAATGAAAGTTTAAGTAGTTAGAGGCCAACGTTGCTTTTTGCACCGCAGGCGTAACTATCGCTCCAGCCGCAGGACCAGAAAACGAAACGTTATTGTTTGCCATTTTTTAAAAAGTTTTAGTAATTTTTAAGTTTTAATTTTAATCCGGGAAGATTGTCTCCGCTAATTACCTTTGCTTTTATACCACCAACTTGGATTTCTTGATGACCTGATCTAGCATCCATTTTGATGTTTTTTGCAGATTTTACAGATTCTTTTATAGCATCCGCTTTACCTTGCTCATAAAAGTGTTGGGCAATTGCATCGGCGTGCATCCCAGTAAATAAAGCCTTATGATAACCTGCGGCGTCATTCATAACGTTATTTTTATCTAAGAACCTCTTAGCAAAGTTATTTATATCGCTTTGTGTTTCTTTGACTTCATTTACATTTTTCACATTAAACCTATACCTCTTTTCTCCCACCTTATATTCAAAACCTTTGAATTGATTATTGAAAAGGCTATTGGTTTTATTGTTAAACACCTCTCTTTGAGATTGTGTTATTTTTTCTTGCTCTGCACTTTCTTCATTGTATCTATTAAAAAAGTCCATTGCTTTTTGCTGTTCAGGTGTTAACCTTGCACCAGCTTTAATTTCTTTATAATAAGTTGACTTTTGCCCTTCAAGATGTTTTTTAGCAGAAGCAACCGCTTCTTTAAATGCAACTTCTTTTCTTTTTATAACTTTGGGCTCATCAATTTCTTTATCGTATGAAAAATCATCTTCTATAAGAAAATCAATTTCTTCTAATGATAAATGTGGTTTTGATTGTTGATAGTATTCTCTTAATAAAGCCATGTCTTCAAATTGATCATAGTCTTTATTTAAAGCTACATAATCTTCTAAAGTTCCACCAGTTTCATTCATAAACTTTACTAAGTCTATAATATTTTCTGGATAGTCTACAGGTTCTTGTGTTTTTTCTTCCTGTAATATTTCTTCTTGTTCCGGTGCGGCGTCGGTAGCTTCAGGGCTTCCATCCACTCCTGCCTCGTCAGTATTATCGGTTTCATCATCTACAATTTCTTCTATTACCGGTAGCTCCTCTTCTTTATCCCGCACATCTGCATTGCTGTCTTCTTCTCCGGAAGGTTCTTCAATTTTTTCTTCGGGGTCTCCTTCTTGAACTGGTCCGCTAGTTTCGGATTCGTCGCGTACAGGAACCTCATCTGTGCTTTGCTCTGGAACGGCATCTGTTTTTTCTTTAATTTGTTCTTCTTCAGTTACGGGTGGTTTACTTAAATCCACTTTGTACATACCGGATTCTTGATCAAACCCAGCATTTTTTTGTACGATTTCTTCTTTTTCTTGTATAGATGGCTCTTCGCCTTCTATAACTTTTGCTTTAATTTTTTCAGCCATAATAAAATATTATAAAATTATACACTATATATATTACTTAGGATCAAATGCACCTAAGCTAAAATCACCGCTTAATATATCATTACCTCCTGATTCAAAAGGTTTAGCGGGTTCTTGTTGTGCTTTCGCGTTTTCTTTCATTTGAATTTGCTCAGCTTGTGCAGCTTGTGCTTTGCCTTGCAATTCCATATTAATTGAAAATTCTAATTGCATTAATTCTTTTTTCAATGCAGCTTCGGCTTGTAATTTAGCCATATCCATTTCACTTTTAGCTGCTTCTAATTGTATTTTACTTTGAGTTAATGCTTGTTGTTTTTGTACTTCAGCTTGTGCAGCAACTTGTTGAGCTTGTGCATTTGCCTGAGCTTGTGCTTGTATATTAGCTTGCTGTGCTTGCTGATCTCTTTGTTGTTTTTTCTTTCTTCTTAATTTTAAAAGTTGATTTGCAAGTTTGATATTTTTAATTTGTCTAATATCAATTGCATCATCTAAATCAATATTCTGTTGTCCTATAGCAACCTGAATATTATTTTCTAACATTTGTTTTTCTTCTTCATCCGGCGCTAACTCTATAAATATACCAAAGTCATGTATATATAATTCTGTTAGTTCTTGTAGTGTGCCAACATTATGAGCACCTATACTTTGTATAAAAGCATCTCTTGTTGGTGAATATTCTAATACATCAGCAATTCTTAATGAAAGTTTTTCTGCTAACTCTGTAGTTAAAAATAAACCAGCTTGTAATATATGTCTTGTTGCTGTATTACTATTTGCTGCTGCTAATTTTTGAACACCAACTAAAGCATTTTTATCTGGAGTACTTCCGTCTCTTGCTTCATTTAATCCTGTAGCATCTCGCATCATTTGTAAATAATAATTATATGTACTAATTAATGCAGATAGTTTTCCTGTTCCAGCTTGATTATTTATTTCTTGAATAGGTATTTTACCTGGATTCATATCACCTTCAGATGTAAATGATCTACCAATAATTGAACCTGTTTGGAAAAACATATTTAATGCTTCTTGCGGATTATAGTTTGTACCATTACCTAAATCAACTTCAGCTAAACCATCAGCATCTACATATACACCATCAGGAACCATTCTTGAAAGTATTTGTTGTATTTTTAAATGCGTTAATTGTATCATATCTGCAAAGCCTGTAACTCTACTAACTAATGATTCAATTTTACCATTATACATTCTAGGTGCAACAAGTGAATAATTTAGTTTTACTTTATTTATATCAGCTTTTTCTCTTAACATGTTATCACACAATTTCCATTGTAATAATATATTAGAGCCTGGTATATATGCTCCTTCATAAAGTACTTCAATATTTTTTGCAATACGTTCAAATCTTAATTCACCTTCAATAGGTGTTGCCATAAAAGCATCATCCTTTTTTATAATCTTTTCAGCGCCTGTAGCAGTCTCTTTTACTTTGTAAACTTCATTCATATATGTTTTATAATTGAAATATAAAACTTGAACCGAGTTACTATCTCTATAATTTACAGAAGAGTATTTATTGTGAGCATGATAATCTTGTCTTCCTGCATTAGCAATTTCTTTTAGTTGGCTATCTGTTAAACTAGGAAACTGTAATTTTAATTCATTTAAATTTACGTTTTTAATTTCACCAACATAATATATATCATCAAAATAAGGTGATTCAGTATATGAATAAACTACATTAGCAGGGTCAACATATTCTATTTTAATACCCTCAGATTCTGTAAATGTATTTTTTACAGCTCCCATACCTAATACAGCTATATCATAATATATTCTTTTCTTTATTTGTTCGTATTTATTTAATTCGAATATAGATGTTAATGCTTGCTCTTCTGCAATTTCAACTGATTGCTTATAGTTTAATTGCATATGTAATTGTAACTCCTCTTCACTTTCAGGTAATTGTTCTTCTGGCATACTACCTAAATCAAATCCAAATGTATCTTTTATTTGAGCTGTAAATTCTTTTGTACGCATATCACCTAATATGTTTGCCATATATGCTGTTCTTTGTTCAACACCATATGGATCTTGTGAGTATGCTTTTATATCATAAGTTCTTTCTGCAATACCATTTACAACTATATCTACAAACTTAGGTATAATAGGAACTGGTTTCCAATCTAAATTAAGATATGATAAATCACCGTTGATAGATAATTCATCTTTATATTTTTGTATACTTTGCTCTCCTCTCGCATATAGCCTTAGTTTATGAAAATTATTTTGGTTTTGATAAAATCTATTTACTCCATGAGATTTTTTAAACCATTCATTCTCTATAGCCTTTGCGACTTCTAAGCCATACTTAGGATCTAGCTTTTCGCTATCACTAACAGCTTGACTTGGAAAGTAGTTTTTCATAACTGATTCAGCCATAATTGTTTATTATTTTGGATAAAGTTCCTTTATTTTCGTATTTAGCAAAACTTATATTGACATTGGTTTTTTCTCTTTGTACATTAGGTGCGTATTTGTTTTTATTACATGCCATAATAGCAAGTCCTGAACTAATAGCTGCATCAAATCTTGTTCTTTTATTTATATCAAACTTAGCCCAATCATTTAATGTTCTATTAAAATATAAGTCACCATATGTACCGTCAGCTTTCAAACCGACGTAATCATTTATATATGTTTCTATTGCAGCAGCATGTGCTTGTCGTATATCCTCGCTTGAGTTAGGTATGCCGCCTATTTCTTTTTCTGTAACAGATAATTTATTTTTAGCTCTATCTGGCCTGTTCATAGAGTATCTTCTATACCCTCTTCTTTTTAAATAATATAATAATCTTGGTTTATTATTCTCAGCAAGTAATGGCATTCCGTAAAATACTAATGCCATAAGCACATCTTCAAAAAACATTTCCGCTGTTTGTGGTCTAGCTATATACTCAAGGAAAAACGAATTGGCGGGTGCTTTTTCGAGACTAAACTTTGTAAGACCGTGTAAAGATCCATTAGATCCTTTACCGTCGGTAGTACCGGATATATCGTAGCTATCGCAGCCAAATGCACCAATATGTTCGTTTCCGGGATATTTAAAACCATTTTTTATTATTATATTATTTTGTAAATTAATATCTGGTACCCAGCTTATTTTAAATCTTCCATTAAGATTTGGGGTAAACTGCACTTTAGTATCTTTTATTCCGTTTTGCCACGAAAAACTACCAGTGGTAACGTTACCCAAGTTTGCAACCTCTTCATTGTAGTCAATCTGTTCGTATATTTTAGCAAGATTAAATATGCTATTTTTAGTTTCATCTCTGAAAGCATGTTCTTCAGTACGCGGAAATTGTCTATAAAATTCATTTAAAGCGTCTTGATCTCCTTTTAAACCTTCAACTTCATTCTCCCAGTGTTCGATAACGCCGACGTCAATATATTGCCCGTAGCTGTCTTCAACCGGCTTTTCGGGAGTGTTGAATACAGGTAATCCATAAGAATCAATGAATCCTTCGAAGTTCCATTCCATAGGTATGAACAAACTATATAATCCTGAGCGAGTCTGTCCATTGCGGTTTCTTTTTGTAACGTCTGAATCATTATATAGTTTTTTAAAGTTTCCTCCACCTTTGTCAAGTGAATTACTTGTTGATCCCATCATACACTTACCTATGACTCTAGATCCTAACCTTAATGTAGTTTTAGTTACACGCCAGTTATTTAATATGTTTTCTGGTCTTTCCCATTTTCCTGCCTCATCATGTACAAGTAACGCAAGCTTCTCACCATCATAACTATTGTCACCAGTATTCTTCCAATCAATTGTAGTGTCGAGACCAGCAAGCTCTTCAGTTTTTTCATTTACAATTATTTTACGTCTAGTAAATTTACTTGCGGGAACACGATATGCCAACTCTGTTTTTGGTCTATCCATTCCATCTTGTATTGGTTTAAAGAAGAAAGGATAGTTGACGGATATTGGTACAACCTTGTCGGTAAACATTTTTTTAGCATCAGCCCCGGATTTTGATAAGATACCAAATCTTGAATC